TTTTACTTGCGCATATACTTATTCGTCAGCACCGGCCGATAATATAGTAGAATTTTTGCCATTTGGCTCAACATCTACGCAAGGAATTATAAAGTTAAATATACAAGGTCCTTCGCAAGAGTTTCAAATAAAATGCCCATATGCGCTTGATGGAGGCGTAAATCCTAAAATTTTAATAAAATATCAAGCTGCTGATAACGTAAAATTACTTATTAGTGGGTATTGCGATTATTTGTAAGGAAATTATATGAGCTCAAGCGACGTAGCATTATCCACGTATTTATATTGCGATGGATTGAAAATAAAAAAAATTTCTCCAACCATATTAGAAGTGCAGCCTGGCGCATGTCGAAATAACACTAATCAAAATGACATAATTTTGAATGAAAGTATTTTTTTGGATATTACAAAATCTGATGAATTTGGCATATATGATGGTAAGAGATTGCCAAATTCTTTTTATGGGGTTTATGTAATTTCTGATACTTCGGGTCAAAATCCAGTTTCATGTATGGCTGTATACAAAAACGAATTAACTTTATTGCCATTTGGATATGATTTGACAAGAAGGGTTGGCTGGATATTTTTAGATAACAGTTCAAATATAATTGGTTTCACGCTTATCGGAAATTCACAAAACAGAAATTATTATCACGAAAATGAAATTAGCGTCTTAACTTCTGGTGGTAGCACGATAGCCGCGCCAGTTGATTTGTCTCCCGGAATGCCCAATATAAAAACCAACGTTTTTTTAAATGCCATAATGCAAAAATCTGACACAGCGGTTAGGCTTTTCTTTTTAAGTCCGACTTTATCGGATACTGGAGTTGCAATGACATCACAAAATTATGCGGGCTTTAATGAAATAGGTAAATTCTATTTCCCATTAACACTAGTATGTTCAAATGAAACAGCTGTACCCGCGTTAAGATATAGCGTTGAAAATGGCACAGTTGCGTTATCTCTCTCGGTTTATGGGTTTGAAGATAGTTTATAGGAGCTGTTATGTCTCAGATTAGCGTTATTAATAAACAAGTTGATTTTGTTCAAAACCTAGAGATTGTTTATAATTCAGCAACAACTATATACATTGAAGCTGGGTCTTGTAGAGATAAAAACAATAATTCAACAATAAATTTAAAAGAAAAAGTAGTAGTACAAACCGATATTGTTGGTGTTAATGGATATGATGGTAAATTCCCATATACTTATGACAGAGCGGTTTTAGCAGTCTATATAATAGGAAATAGTTTCGATACTAGCATGGTTGGCGGACTTTTATCCCTTGACCCAGAAACACCGTTATTGCCAAATAATTATAATATTTATCGAAGAATAGGCTGGATTAATGTTATAGCAAATACAATTATTTTCCAGTTTGCTCAATCGGGCGAAGGCCTTACAAGATACTATTATCACACTATACCTAGTGCCGGAGACGATCTTATTGGTCTGCCGTATCAATTATTTCCGACGCCTGACACAATAGTTTCGAGGTCTATTCCAAAAATTGACACGATAGCCAATATTACAATTGTTACAGACCCAAATCCTACATCTAGATTAAGATTTAAATTGCCCGATGCATCGTTCGAACAAGTCAGTTTTTCTAATGTTAACAGGACAAATATAGTCAATCAAAATGTGCCTTTAAAATTATTAAATAATAATGCAGTTTGTTTCGCTAGCAACAGCGGTGGATTAGCATTTGCGGCCAACTGTAGTAGCGCAGGGTACGTTGACTACTTGTAAGAGGATTTATTATGGCGTACACAACAAATGAGCTTATAAATGGCGCATATTATGCATCCGGGATTCTTTCAAGAGAATTTGAGACGGCTAGTTCGCAGCAAATAGCAGAAGGCCTGCAATTTTTAAACAACATAATAACTGAAAAAGTTGTAGATGAAGGTATGATTCCCTATGAAAGTACCTATTCTTCAAATTTTATTGCGGGTCAAGAAGTTTATTTCATACCTAATATAATACAGATTGATACTTTGGTATTTTTTAAGGATTCGGTTCGGTATTCAATGAAATATACAAAGCGAAACCTGTATTTTGGCTCTCCTCGCGTTAACAATATCAAGGCATTGCCATTTATGTGGTTTTGGGAAAGACAGCTTGGCGGCGGTAATTTATATATTTATTTTTCACCAGACCAAAATTACCCTCTTGAAATACATGGTATATCAAGGTTGCCAAGTTTAACGTTAAATCAAGACATGTCTTTAGTTCTCGATGAGTTTTTCATTACTTATTTGAGATATGCTTTGGCGCAAAGACTATGCTCAGAATATGGATACACAATACCAGAAGGCGTTCAAATACAACTTGGCAAATACGAAGCATTTATTAACAAAAAGTCCAGAATACTTGATTTGTCTTTAACAAAAGTTTCAACATTGCAAAAACAAAGCACTTACAATTGGGCTTTTGTAAATCTTGGCAGAGGGTGGACGCCATATTAAGGAATTTGTATGCCAGTAGCAAAATCACAAGAAATACCAGTAAATGTTGTTGGTGCATCCGCATTTGGGCGTTACCCTAAAATCTCATTTGAGAAAACATATAATATGCATGTCTCAGATGGCTGGCTTGTTAATTATTCCGGCTACCAAAAGAAACTTGACATATTAAACAAAGGTCAGGGCCGTGGTCTTTTTCAATCAATACGCGGAAAATTTTTAATAGCGGTTGCTGGCTCTGGCGTGTATCAAATACTTCCATCGCTTGCCGTGAAATTTATTGGCAGCCTTTCAACATCGACAGATGAAGTCTCAATTGATGAAAATTTGGCGCATCAAATATGTATAGTTGATGGAGAGGCAGCTTATATTGTTCATTATGACAAAGACACGCTTGCCGCGACGCTAACAAAACAAGCATTGTATGTGAATAATGATATTTTACAGCCGTTAATTACGCCAAATTATGTTAGTTATCACAATAGCTTTTTTCTAATTTCATCAGTGCCTGGTACATTTGCATCTCAGCAATGGTATACATTTGTTTTTAACACAGATACAACAATTAAATATCAAGATGCTTTTGCAATTCAAACAAAACCTGATAATGCTGTTGCTATAAAAAGAATACCGGGAAGAGGTAACAATATCTTGGTTCTTGGAGAGGCTGTAAGCGAACTATGGACACAAGTTGGTGGTACTGAAAATTACCGCAGAGCACAATCGATTAATATTGATAAAGGCTGTATTTCTACATCAACGATAGCGAGCAATGATTCTTTTATATGCTGGCTGGCGGTAAATGAGAACAATTCGCCGTCTATTATGTTATTTGATGGAAATTCGGTTTCAGAATTATCAACTGACGGAATCGATTATTTATTGCAAACAATTAAACGGCCAGACATTTCTACTGGATTTTTTTTCAGGCAAGACGGTGTTTTGTTTTATCAGGTAACATTTTTTGATTCGCAAGACAATTTGACATTATTTTACAGTTTCGAGGCAAAGAAATTTTTTCATGCTTCTGACGAAAATTTGAATTTTCACCCTGCTCGTCAGGTCGTTTACTTCAATGAAACAACATATTTTATATCTCTTCGAGATGCTTCCTTATATGAAATGAGCACAGATTACGTAACTTATAATTACAATTTAAATCCATATTTGCGCGGAGAAGAGATACCAAGAATAAGAATTTGTAAGACAATTCGTACAGAAAACTCTGAAAGATTTAGAGTGGGTCAATTTACATTTTGGATAGAGCAAGGAATTAAAGATAAATTTCAAAATTCACAGCCTATAACCATACAGGCAATGATGATTTCTGAGCTTGGGGACCAAATAGTAACGGAATCTGGCGATTTGCTAATTACAGAAGGCTTAACTTCTAACACCTCCGTAATATTACCTAGAGTAGATATGTCATTTTCTAAAGACGGGAATCAAACTTTTAGTAATGTTGTTTCACGCCCACTGAACCCAGTTGGATACCATAGAAACCAGATTAGGTGGGCTAGGTTAGGCCAAGCAAATGAATTCACAATACAATTAAGATTTTTGGGGCTTCAAAGATTTTGTGTATATGACGGTACAGTGCAGGTGGTTTTATGACGATAGCTAATTTACCCACATTTTATAGCATGCGGTTTACTGAGGATGATGGAAGCCTAACAGGCGATTCAAATCTCTATTTGGACCAGTCTTTTCAAACCCTCAATCAAATTGTTAATTTTTTTAATCAAGGTTTGCAAACCCCGCAAAAAACTACAGCTGAGATTGCTGTATATGCAGCTCAGGCCGCAGTACCAAATGGAACAATTTGGTTTAATACGACAATTTCTAAATTGCAAGTTAAGACCGCCGCGGGCACAATAGAAACAATTACAAGCGTTTAAGGAACTTACTATGAGCTTATATGAAAAACTTTTTGGCCGAAAATCAAACCCAGCCTTAGCAGCAGAGCCATATTTAAACCAAATTCCTGGCGCTTTGCATGAAGGCTTTGACCCTTACATTCAATTCGGCCTGGGTGCTGGGTCAAATTTATCTTCACAATATCAAAATATGGTTGCAGACCCCACTGAATACTATAACAGAATGATGCAGGGTTACATGCCGTCAAAAGCTTATCAAGAGCAAAGAGATGAGGCTTTGCGAGCCGCAGGAAATACTGCCGCGGCCGGAGGAATGCGTGGCACTCAACAAGATATTGAAAATTCCTCAAGAATTACAAATGCTCTACTTGGTAATGATATGCAGCAATGGTATCAAAACCTTATGGGCATTCAAGGAACAGGTCTTCAGGGCCAGCAAAATCTTTACAATACAGGGTTTGGGGCATCACAAGGGCTAACTGGAGACCTCTCTAATTTGTATGGAACGCAAGCCCAGCTCGCTTTTCAAGGCCAAGCACAAAATAATCTCAACAATCAAGGTCTTTTGGGCGCAGGCTTGCAAGCCTTAGGCGCTATGGGTGGACCATTCGGCTCGTATTTAAGCAGTTTTGGCAAACTTTTATAAGGAGATTGCTATGCCATTTCAACCAATAAATTTTGCCGGCATTCCGGCGCAAAGAAACGATACCGTTAGCAATTGGCTTGGTAATATTATGCAAGGATATCAGCAAGCTCAGGCGCCAGAAGTAATGCGGCAAGCGCAAGCTTTAAAGATAGCTGAAATATTGAAGAATCAACAATTGGCTCAAAAAGCTGCTGAAGAGGCCCGTTATGTTTCTCCATTAGCGGAATCTTTAATTGGCCAGCGTGGCATGCAAGGAAAAGAAATGGAGGCTTTAGCAGCTCTTCATAATATTCAGGCTCAAAGCGAACCGGAAAAATTAGCTGCATTAATAAATCAACAAAAAGCAGCTGCTGCACAACATTATGCTATGGCAAGAAAAGCAAATATTGAAGCTAATAATCCTTTCCTTTTAGCCGGCGGTTTAAGCGGAGTTGGTCGAGAAGCCCTTGGCGTTGAACTTCTTGGGAAGCAATATGGAACTCAGAGTCCTGTTTATCAAAATGCAAAAAGAGCCTATGAATCTAATCTAAGGTCTGCAGATGTATTAAATCAATATCGACTTGGGCTGGCCGGCACACAAGATAAGCGCGCCGCAACTTCGTTAGGTAAAGCAGAGTTAGAGGCTTTAGACATAGCGCAAGGATTTTTGCCTGGTAGCGGAAGAACTCAAAGATTGTCGCCAGAGCAGCAAACGCAGTTATCCCAAGAATATGGTTTGCAAAAACAAAAAATGGTGTCAGACCAAGATTCAAGAAAAAAAGCACTTTTTGCATCAAATATTGATAAAACATTAGATACAATTAGCGTTCCTGACCTCGTTCAATACGCTGGTATTAAAGGCGCCTTGAAAAAAGCTACGGAACAATCCAAGGCCCCTCTTGGTAAAGAAAGCGCTGATTATCGAGCTTATGAAAAATCTTTAAATTCAGCAAAAATATTAGCTAAACAAGTAAGGCAATTTTATGGCGATTCTATTACTCCTGGAATACAGGAAGGCATTAAAGAATTAACGAGCCCAAGCAGCTGGAAAAATAATCCCGAAATTGCTGCGCAAAACTTTAATAATTTAAAAAATATTCTGCAAAAAGAAACGGCCACGTATCGCGGCGCATTAAAATCCACAAAAGAATTTAATCAGCCCACTAAAACAAGGCTTAAATATAATTCTTTAACTGGAGGATTCGAATAATGCCGCAAGAAATTGAATTACCAAATGGACATGTTTTAGAATTCCCAGATGGCATGAGCCAAATGCAGATGCAGCAAGCTATTCAAAAAAATTACCCGCAATTTGCACCAAAAAAGGTGCGGCAAGGAAAAGAAAGTATTCCAAAAGAATTTTTAGCTGGCGCTTTAAATATTGGAAACATTCTTGGTCAAAATTTAAATCAATTTGCACAAGAAATTTCGCCAGAAATGTATTCCAAGCTTCCCAAAACAAAGCAAATCGATTTTAGGGCCGAATTTGGGCTCCCAGAGCAACAATCTACGCTAGGGTATGTGGCAGGAGAGGCCCCGCAGTTTTTAGCCTCTATGGCCCTCCCAGAGGCCAAGGTTGCAGGGCTGGCATCCAAATTGAGATTGGCGCCCAAAATTGGAACTTATCTTGAAAAGGCTATTGCAAATGCCATTCCGCAATCCGTATATAGCGCAGCATTGTCGCCTGAGAATCCAATGGGACAAGCAGTATTAACAGCTGGCACCGTTGCGCCATTTGCAGCATTAGGCCAAGCTACACAATCCGCATCGCCATTTACTCGTGGCGCAGCAAGATTAGGTTCGGCTGCATTAGGAGCTGGCGCTGGCTATGCAGGCGCGCAAAGTGCTGGCCAAAGTGATTACGTTACTGACTTAGCCGCAGCTCTTGGCGCTGCGCTTGGTTATCATGGTTTGAATCCAGCAAGAAACGCGCAAGAGTCAATGCTCAAGGGTGTGTCACCAGGCACCTTTGAGCCACAACTGGAAGCCGCAAAAAGACTTGGAATAGAATATTTATCCCCTGGGGAAGCTACTGGAAATCCATTTATTTCAGCTAGAAATGCAACTGCAGGACGAACAGCAGAAGGCGCTCAAAAATTACATGAGATGTCAGAAAAAAGACAAGAAACAGTAGGTAAATCAATTGAAGATTTGCTTAAAAATGTTTATGCGCCCGAAAAACATAAAGAAGTAAAAGAAGCTTTGTACAAATCTTCATCTCAAACAAAAGTTCCAAATGATTTTATTGAATCATTACAGCAAAACGAAATAGTTAAAAAAGCTGAAAAAATTGTTGGTGGGAATCCTGTATTTAAAGAAAGCCTAAAAGATACACCTAAGGATTCAATTGCATATTGGGACCACATAAAACAAGCTATGGATGATATGATTGAAAAGGCTCCAAAAAAACAAGCTAGTATTATATCAGATACCAAAAAGAAACTTGTCGAAAAACTCGATGAAATTGAGCCTAATTACAAAGAAGCCAGGGCATTAGCTGAAAGAGAAATTACCAGAAAAAAAATTGAAAAAGCTTTTGATAAAAAAGAATTAACTGCTGCGAATATGTACAACATACTCAAAAGCAAAACAAATTATGATAAATTACAACATAGTTTAAGAAATGCACCAGAAGCTCAAAAACAATTAGAAGACATGAAACTTGTTTTTAAAAATTTAATTGGACCTCAAACAGCAAAAACTGCAGCTGCTCTTGAAAGAGCCAATATGAATAAAGCCAGAAATACAAATCAATCATTGAAAGAAGATTTTATGGCAAAAATAACTTCTGGGAAATACGACAAAGCAGCCGTTGAATTAATTACAAACCCTAATTGGGCTGAGAAGCTTCAAGAAATGAAAAAGGCAACATCCAAAGAGAAAACCGCTGGAAAATTCATTAATTTACTTGGTAAAGTGGCTTCACAAATTGAAATAGAATCAAATAAGGAAAACAAATAATGCCATTAGATGATCGCTATGTGATAAGTCCGCCCCTAAATCAATATTTTGTAGATAAAACCACTGGTCTTCCATTGTCAGGTGGAACAATTACATTTTATAGAGACGCAGCAAGAAACATATTAAAAGATATTTATCAGTTAACCGGTGCGCCTCCAAACTATACCTACACACAATTACCAAACCCACTGGTATTGAGTTCGGTTGGCACACCTTTAAATGCAAGCAATGAGGAAGTGCAATTATATTTATATCCTTTTGATGCTGATGGTAATTTAGACTTATATTACATAGTTTGCGAAGATAGTAATGGGGGCCCACAATGGGTGCGAGAGGCAACGCCAAACTTGACCGATTCTGACAACCCTGAATCAGACATGGTTCCAATTACAAACCAAATAACAAATTCACAGTTTGCACAAATTACATTGAACGAGGGTTTTTCGACTACATACACAGTTACCGGAACCGAATTGACTTTTCCTGTTGCTCCGGGATGGGAATTAGTTGCAAATGGAACAGGGACGATAGTGCTTACACGCAACGCTGTTCCAGGAAATCAGAATGTTGTTACAAACCCACCGTTTGTGCTTGATTTAGATATTTCAAACAACATTTCGATTTGTTATTTGCGTCAAAGAATGTTTACAAACTCAGGGCTTTGGTCATCCACCGCAGATAAAGATGTTTATATTTCAGGTTCATTTGTAGCTAAAAGTGTAATAGCAACAACAACGCAAATTGAAATGTTTTATCGCGATTCATCTGGCGGGATACCAATCTCGATTGTTACCGGAGCTATTGATAATACAAGTTTTGAAAACAAATCTGGAACAACCACATCAAAAATACCGCTTTCTAACAATACCAGCACCGGTTCAAATGCATATATCGATATTTATTTGTCATTTCAACCAGGCGCGCATGTTCAATTAACGAGTATACAAGTGGTTCCTGTTAATAGCTTCTCTGCCGGGGCTAGAATAGATTACGATTTAAATAGTACGAACATGGAGAATAGCTCCCTTGCATACTATTACACCCCAAGATTGTCTTATAGGCCAACGCAAAGCTTATTAACGGGATGGGATTTTCCTTTGAATCCAGCACAAGAGCTACCTACAAAAACAGTTTTAGCAGCTTCTGCGCAATATATTTGGGACCAAACTATCATGCAAAGCAATAATTTGCCTTGCAATGTTACAAGAAATAATTTTGATGGCGGCTTAAGAGTTGAAACAACTGGGGATGTTGATTCATTCTATATTTTACAATATTTAGAAGGGGCGCAAACTAAAAAATTATTGGGCTCCAGATGGTCTGTTAATGTAAATGCTTATGCAGGACCAACCGCGAACAACACAGTAATCAGAGTATATTTGTATCGCGCACCAGCAACTGGCGCATTTCCGTTGCTACCATTAACGATAGGAACGGTCACGAATAACGGTTTATTTGTTCTTTCTGGCGCGGCTGTTGCTAATGGCTGGACAGAAATACCAAGAAATGGGGCCGATACCGCTAAAGCAACTTTGGTAAAAACAACTGGCCCTGAAATACCAAATAATTCAGATTATGGTTTTATTGGATGGGAAATTACTGACCTGGCTCAAATTGCAGATACTGATAAATTTGCAATTGTTGTAACTGCAGAAGTTCCGGTAGTTTCGAGTGTAATTTTTTCTTCAATTTCTTTGATACCGGGAGACATTCCCTGTAGACCAGGGCCACAAACATTCGATGAAGTTTTGCGAGAATGTATGTATTACTGGGAAAAAAGCAAAAACAATGATGTTGCATTAACATCGCCGGGGGCGGAAGGTTCAGTTTTTGCCGTTCAAGTTGGCCAAAATTTAGCGGCAGGTTTTCCATATTTCCACACAGATAATTTCGGCTTTCAATTCGTTGTGCCTAAAAGAAAAAACCCAGTATGCACATTGTATGCCGAGAATGGAACAATTAATAACGTTACGCAATATACAAGAAATGGTAATACAGCAACAGGACCAACTAACGTTGCCGTTGCAGGAAACTGGACAATAAATAGTGTTGGTCAAAAGGGAGTAGACTATAACGCCGTTTTTATAGGGGGGTCTGTTCCTATATCAAATTTGATAGCAGGTTTTACGTTGAATAAAATTTCATTTCATTATTCTGCTGATGCTCGTATCGGCGTTGTTTAAAAGGAGATAAAAATGAGTAGTTATTTAGGTCAGCAGTCGGTTAATGATTTTGGCGCTGGTTCACCAGAATTAATGTATTCTGCAAATTTAGCCAGCGGAACACCATTAACATTTACAGTGCCCGTTTTGGCCAGACGTTACAAAGCGGTTTTATCATATCAAGATGGCACAAATGTTTTTGTTTCTTACAACGGGGTTAATCCTGCATTGCCTGGAGTAGCTTTTGCTGCGGTAAATTATGAATTGAATCCTGATTGTAGGGAAGTTACATCTGGAAGCGAATTAAGATTTCTTACAAGTTCTGCAACAGCTTTTGTTACAATAAGTTTGTACCCAATAAATGTAACCTACTAAACAGGAGCAGAATATGGCGGATATTAAGTTTAGCCAATTTACCAATGGCGGAGACGCTCAAGTTGGCGATGAGGTCGTAGGTTTGCGGGCAGGCCTTAACGCAAGGTTTACATTTCCAGGTCTAGGCATTAAAGATGCCAATGGGAATTATTTATTTCAATATGGAACAGCAGGGCTAAGCGCAGTAAATTTTTTGGCTTTTACGAACTCAGTATCCGCTGCTTCACCAAAATTATCCGTGGAGGGCGCAGATGCAGTTATTGGAATTGATATCATTACTAAAGGGGGTGGCACAGTTTCTATACCAGCCCCTGTACAAGACATTACTTCGCTTGAAGCCGGAAATATCCAAATATCTGGTAACGCTATTTCGCCAACAAATACCAATGGCTCTGTTAATATTAATTCTATTGGCTCTGGCAACATTTCTCTTAATTCACTTAAATGGATGGTTGGCGCCGGAACTGCTGGGCAAGCAGTTATAACTGATGGAGTTGACCAATTAAGTTATGCTTCAGTTCCAGCAGTTGTTGGGCCTGCCACGATTAATGCTATTGCGAGATTTGTAAACATCGCCGGTAATCTACAAGATTCTTTAGTTTTAATTGATAATTTTGGCAATATGTCAGGTGTATTATCGACAATATATAATGGCGCAACTAGCGGTACAACAACCTTACATGCGCCTGCTGTAGCCGGAATAACTGATATTACTCTCCCATCTACAACGGGTACTCTTGCGCTTACAAGTGATTTACCTAGCTTGCCATTGTCATTATCAAATGGTGGAACTGGCGCTTCTTTGGTTGCATCTGATGGTGGAATTTTTTATTCAAACGCTACAACGGGAGCTATTCTTTCTGGCACTGGTACAGCCAATCAAATGCTACAAAGCGGTTCTTCTTCTGCCCCAGCATGGAGTAGTACAACATGGCCAAGCACGAGCACAATTAACAGAATATTGTTTTCTACAGCAAACAATGTAATAGGTGAGATTGCAGCAAGCAATGGTGGTGTATTGATATCTAATGCAACTGGAGTGCCAAGCATGTTGGCAAATCCAGGGGCAACTGGTAGGGTTTTGCAGTCTGTCACCGCTAATTCGGCTGCCTGGTCTAGTATGGCATATCCAACAACTGCTGGCGGAAATGAGACATTACTTACATCAAACGGAACAGATATAGTTTATACAACCGCGAAATACCCATCTTCAGCGGGAACTGCTGGAACGATACTTAGGTCGGATGGCACAAATATATCTAACACTCTTGCAACATATCCAAACACAACTACGGTTAATGAGATACTTTTCAGTTCTGCTACAAATACAATTGCAGGTATTGCAAGTGCAGCAAACGGGGTATTAATTACATCAGCTGGGTCCGTTCCAAGCATTAGCGCTACACTCCCATCCGCAGTTCAGTCAAACATAACAACCGTTGGAACGGTTACATCTGGAACATGGAATGCAGGTGTCATTGCTGGCCAGTACGGCGGTACGGGCGTTGCAAACACCGGTAGAACAATTACACTTGGGGGAAACTTAACTACTACAGGCGCATTTAATACCACGCTGGCTGTATCCGGAACCAATACCTACACAATACCAAACGTAGCAGCTGCTAATGTTTGTTTGAATTTAGGTGGTGGCGTTAACAATGGTACGCCAAAGTTTTTTGCATTTAGAAACGCAGTGCAATCAATTACAAACGGCGTGACAACAAAAGTTCAGTTGAACAATATATTATTTGATACAAATGGATATTTTGATGCAACTACAAACTTTAGATACACCCCTTTAATAGCGGGATATTATACTATTACAGCAAACTGTGGATTTGTCTTTCCGGCAGCATCGAATAACGCGGTTGTTACAATACATATATATAAAAATGGTGCTCCCTACTCAACCGTTATAGCGGGGGCAATACAAGCTGCCGCCCAAACAGTTTCAAATACGAATACTTGCATTGTAGAAATGAATGGCACAACAGATTTTTTAGAAATGTTTGCTCTACAAACTTCAGCTGCAGCAAGAAACACTACATCAACACAACAAACCTGTTATTTAACGGGTAGTTTAATTGTTTAAGGAATAATTATGACAGTACCACTATATGATATAATAAATATAAAATTTCCAGAGGCATTTTCATTGGGTCAAGTAACAATTTCAGATGAAGGTGCGGGCGCTTTTATTTCTTATTGGGATGTTCCCGAAGTTCCTATGCCTGATTCTGAAACTTTGCTCGTATGGGAAGCAGAAGTTCAAACTCAATATAACAACATTTTGGCTTGGCAGAATAGATATGCCAATTATCCGCCTCAGCACGAAATAATTTGGGCTTTGTGGTATAAAATAATGGATAACGATGATACACAAGCCAATGAAGTAGCTGCAATAATTGCCGCAGTTAATGCAGAATATCCCGTTACATGAATAGAAAAAGCGCAAGGAATATTCATTTCCTTGCGCGAAGCATGTATACCCATATTGACATTTATCTCAACAAAATTAAGGATTATCGATGACTCAATCTGAAGAAGTTCAAGAAACATTAGAAGATGCTATTTCTGCTGTATCAGACGGTGTTATTACGCCGGCAGAAGCAATTGAGGTTGGTGGAGATGTTGTTGAAGTCGTTAATGATTTTGATTCATCGACAATTGTATCTGATTTGAAGCAAGCTGTTATTAACATTGGCTCAAATCTATTTCATCGCATAGATGAATTAAGAGAATCGCTTTTCAGCAAAGATGATTAATTTACATTTCAGTTGACATTGTCGGGGTAATGGCATCTGTTTCGGTCAAAATCGCTGGGGCCGTTTCAGTTGCCACCGACACCATTTCTTCTTTGTATAATTCGCTTGGAACCCAGGAAACAAGTAATGAACCTTGATACAAAAGCTCAAACATAAGTAAAATTTTGCAAATGTTGGGTTTTATAGTTTGGCATTGCTCTTCTTTAAACAGCATGACAACTAAAATTGTAACTTGCGCAATTGACATCGCGGTTTTGAAAGCATGAATGGCTTTTTCATGGGGTTTTATTTCTGGTTTGAACAAGCAGTACCCGGAATTTAATGCTTGCGCCAATTTTGCTGGTATCATAGCGACAGGAGCAATACTTTTAAGCGCGCTTGAGGCAATTTCTGCCGTAGCATTGGTACGTTCTGCGTTTCTATGCTGCTTTGAAGAGTGCAACCTTGACATGATTAACTCCATGAAATTTCTTCAACGATAGCAGAGTTTTCATGATTCGCAATAATCTTTTATTGCTTTTATTCCTTCATCAATTGAATAAACAATTTGTGTAAAATAACCTTGTTGTGACATATCTGTCAAAAATTGCCTTTGTTCTTCTGAAACGCGACCTTTTTCTGATTTAATTTCAATCCAAGCGCCGCAAAATCCTTTTTTGGGTAGTGCTATGAACAAATCCGCCACACCTTTTCTAACCCCCATGTCTTTTAAGATTTTACCATATCCTGAAGAGCATTTTCTTTCATTGGCAATATGAATAACAAATCGCCTTAATTCAACATTTAAATTCACCCATTCTATAATTGTTTTATGAATGGTCTGCTCTGATATAGTCCCTGATTTCAAAAATTTAGCCATTAGGTAAAGCCAAATTTATTTACTATACCCAGGTAATAGTTATTAAAGAAATCGTCACGCATCGCCAATATAGCCTTTAAATGCGAGGCAAAAACCATTCTCTGTTCAACTGTAATTTTTTTTCTTAGCGTCGGTTTATTGTTTACTTTAATTAGGATTTTTATTTTAGGCTCTTCAATGAATTCCGATTCATGTTTTCCAGCATAAAAGCCTTCTATTACATAAAAAGTAACGGTTTTTGCTGCGCCTTTGTCATGAATTATTTCATAAGTCCATACTTTTTGACCTAGATTGAATTCTGTCATTTTATAATTTATTCCTGGGCTCTTCTGAGCCAGCCTTTTAAAAAAACATTTAATTCCGGCTTGCTTTTAGCTAACCTTGTGTAAAATCTGGCCAAATTTCTTTTATAATTATTCAAATATAATTTGTCTTTTTGTTGTCTGATTAAACCATTGATGGCGTCTATTGATTTTTTTCCAAAAATCCCATCGCAAATTAAACCACAACCCATTTCATTGGCAGTAGATTGAGCTATTTTATGAGCTTGTGAAGACCCTGCATTTATCGAAAAATCAAAAATTTTAGCCGCAATATCAATGTTATTTATTTTTTCGTAGCCATGCTTATCCCACCACCTTTCTTTATATATTTTTTTTGCGTCATCTTTGTCTAAGACTATAATATCATCAATGTCAGTATCACCATCCAAATCGATATCAATACCAGTAGACTTTAAGAATCTCAATGAAATCCCATAATTTGTTGCTCCGCCAGGATCAGATTTATGATTTACAAAACCACCTTCATTTTCTAATACCTTTTTAACAGCATGCTCAAACGCGTTATTATTAAGTGTTTTTATTGGATTGCTCATAATTAACCTTTATAAAAGTCGTCGTCGTAAACATTATTGTCTTTACACATTGCGCCTTCACTAAAATGTGATGCCCCAAAGACCCTGACAGCAAAATACATCATGTAGGCATTATAGTGCGATACTTCTTGCCCCAAAAGGGCATAATAGAAAATATCGTCAATTTCACGCCTAGTTAATTGATTTGGGCATTCATACAAATAGTCATGAAGTATTGAAGCAGGAATCAAACCTGAATAAGCAGGCGATATAAAGATCCAAAACCATCTTGGAATTGATGCCAAATTTGTGTTGTAATTTTTAGGGATGTGCACAGGCGTTTCGTTTACAGAAACCAGTATATCATGGCACGTTAAATAATTATATCCGTCATGAGGCTTTATACAGGGTTGTTGATGAAATTTAACATTTATAAGAGGTGCCGGTATTGCTTCATCAACAGCTAAAACAGCTACGTAAATGAAAAACACTCCCAAAATCAAAAAAAAATTTTTCATTGCCCACATTTTTTTATGCCTTTCGTGGTTGTAATTTGACCAGAATAACAGGCATAAAAAAACGTGTCAATTTTTTGGTTTTTACGGTTTTTATTTTTTTATAGTGTAAAAACAATTTCCGACATTATCAGAATTTGTGCAATCGCTTTCTATAACTGGATTAAAGAAAACCTTAAAGGCCAGTGTTATTAATACAAACCTTAAAACAAATTTTAAATCACAAGTCATCAAAATTAACAAAATTATAATAAATAAAATATGATCCATCATGGTTCTAAAAGTGATTTCAATGAAACTTTAAATTTTTTAGCTATTTTTTTTGCCATTTCGTGAGTTAAATTCACTCGCCCAACTTCAAGAGCTGAAACATAAGATTGCTGTATACCAATTGCTAAACCAAATTCGGTTTGATTCATTTCTTTTTTTAACCTTAGCTGTTTTATTTTGTTCATTTTTTATCCTTTTTGTTTAATTATATAATTACTTGTTAAGTATTGAATAGTTTCATGTATCGTCCCAGAATAATTAAAGTGACGTAGGTGATTAAAAAAAGATTCATAAGGACCAAGCAAAAACTGTAAGGCTTTTTTTTAAAAAATTTATTACAGATTTTTGATTTCCAATTAACATTTATCTTTTCCTTTTTTATTGTTTTTCCAAACTCTGTAAGCCTACAATTATCAATATGTCGTTTGATACCAGCAAAAAATTTATGAGCATCACTTAAAAATTGTCCCAATAAATAAATTGCTGTATGCTGAACACGTTTATCTGAACTATAAATATCGCGTTCTAATTTATCAGTAACGTTTCTTACTTTTTCAAAACTTTTCTTTAAAAAATCTACTACATCTTTTTCATTAGTAGGATATATAAATTCAGGATCAGTATATCTAAATTCAGGATAAACTTTTTTAATATAAGAACAATTAGCTTTTTTTTGTATTTGATCTTTAAAAAATTCAAAAGCAACAATTAAAAATTCTCTGGATATAAGAATTGCTGTATGTTCAAGATCTCTATGTGTACTATAAAGATCGCGTTCATATTTATCGGTAATGCTTCTTAATTCTTCAAGGCTTTTCTTTAAAGAATTTATCACAAATTGTTCATTTCCAATTAACATTTTTCTTTTTCAACTTCTTCATTTTTTTTCTCTGACTCTACGGCATCTTTATTAATTTGTTCTCCAAGAGCAGCGAAAAATTTATTAGCATTAAGCAAAAAATGTCCGGATACATAAATTGCTGAATGTTGAATGGCTTCGTCTGTATTGTAAATATCAAGTTCTAATTTATCGATAGTGTTTCTCAGTTCTTCAAAACTTTTCTTTAAATCATCTATTACACGCTGTTTATCTTTATCTACTTCGGTTTTACCCATTTCTAGTAACATTTTCTTTTCCTTTATTTATTAATAATTAAGTTTTTCAAATTGAATCCAGTTTTAATTTCATTATTATTTGTAATATATTTTATTATATAACCTCCTTTTATATTTTTAGACACTGAAGCCACGCTGCATATACCGTAATCATTTGATTTATATTTGAATATGTCTTTTTCTTTATTTTCTAAGCTAAAATCAGCTGGTTTTTCCTCTTTTGCTATTAACTTTCCTTTTGTATGTTTTTCAAATCTAAATTGAGCATACATGGGTACTTTGCCCCTAACTTTCCAATTTGTTATGTTTTGTTTGGATATGCCAAGTGCCTTACAGGCCGCAATGCCTGTGCCATAATATTCTATTATATCTTCTATTGTCATTTATTATACCTCCAAATTATTTTGTTGACAGGGTAACAAGTGATTGCTAGACTGTCAAGTGATGATTACAAAAAAGGAGTAAATATGATTACACAAGAGCAAAAAGATGCCCGAAAAAAATGTATTGGCGGTTCCGATGTGCCAATTATATTGGGACTGTCAAAATACAAAACGCCTTATGAATTGTGGCTAGAAAAGACAGGAATTATAAATGAAGATTATGAAGAAAATGAATATCAATATTGGGGAAGTCGATTAGAGTCAATTATTGCTGATGAATTTGCTAAACGTAATAATTTGACAATTGAATATCCCGATACAATTAAACACCCTCAATATGATTTTATGGCGGGAAATCTTGACGGATTTATACCAAGTTTAAATGCTGTTTTGGAAATTAAATGTTCTTCTCAGTACATGTCACATGAATGGGGTGAGCCAGGAACTGATGCAATTCCTATGCCTTACTTGGTCCAGGTAGCTTTTTATTGCATTATTTCTAATGCAGATAAGGCTTTTTTAGCAGTTCTAATTGGTGGTAATACCTATAAAGAATACATTTATAACAGAGATAGGGCTCTTGAGCAGTTTATTGTAAATGCATGCGTTAATTTTTGGGAATGCGTTTTAAACAAAAAAGAACCTGAATTTGTTAATTCTTATGATGTAATAAAAAAATACCCCACCCATGAAAGTAACAAATCTATTAGTGCTAACGAAAAATTGATTCTTCAGTTGCAAAAGATCAAAGAATCCCGGGAAAAAATTAAAAATCTTATAGATATACAAGAAAAACATAAATTTCAAATTATCAAAGAAATGCAAGATGCTGAGTCTATTATAGATGCCAACGGTGAAGCTTTACTTACATTTAAAAAAAACAAAAAAGGCACAAGAGTGTTCTTAATTAAGGGAGAAGCATAATGTCAAATGAAATAAACTTGATTCAATCAGAGTTGATTATAGCTCAGCAAAAAAATGAAATATTGCGATTAAAACAAGATCTCGAAAAAACGCAAGCTATAAAAACATCTAGGCTTGAAGATAGCCTTTTTTCACCGACGCTTTATCAACATTATCAAAAAGTGGCTGAAACATTGTCTAGATCAAGCGTAATTCCTGTAATTTACAAAGGAAAACCAGAGGATATTTTTGTTGCTATGGCAATGGGATATCAACTTGGCTTTCCTATCGAGCAATCTCTGCAAGACATTGCAGTTATCAATGGAAGGCCATGTTTATGGGGTGACGGTTTGTTGTCTCTTGCCCTTAATCATCCAGAATGTTTGAGCATAAAAGAAGAGCCTATTATTGATAATGGGATTACAGTCGGGTTTTGCTGCACCGTTATTAGAAAAGGGCATGAGCCACATACTCAAACTTTTACCCTTAAAGATGCAGAAAGAGCAGGGCTATTGTCTCGCGGAACGGTTTGGAAATCTTACCCCTCACGAATGCTGCAAATGCGTGCGCGCTCTTTGGCTTTAAGGGATAAATTTGCAGATGCACTAAGAGGCCTTAGAATTGCTGAAATAGAAAATGATGACAAACAATTGCATGAAGTAATTGAAGGAGACTTTACAAATTCAGGGTCTCAAATACAAAAATTAAAAAAGATACTTAATATTAAGGATGAAAATAATGAAGGAATTATTAAAGATTCAACTGATGCTACTTACGATATTACTGAGGCTTCTAACGGTAGGATTAAAGATAGAGCTAATAGTAGTGAGATTTTTAATAAACAGAATACGCAAGAAGCAAAACAAAACAATGGAAAGAGACAAATGGATGCGTTTGGAAGCGAAGAAAATACAGTACATGATAAAGGAGAAATCGATCATCCAATCTCTAAAGATCAACTTGAAATTATTTATAAAATAATTGAAGAAGGAAATTTTGATCATGAAAACATAGAAAAAGCTTTAGCGTATTTTAAAGTAAAAGAATTTGAAAACTTGAGTGATTTACAAGCAAAAAAACTAATCAAAAAGCTAACTAAACAATAAAAAGGAGGGTAAAAATCAAATAATATAATAATTTTTTAAATTTAAGATAAAAACTAACAAGAAAACTAATAAGGAAACTAATTATGGAAACAATCAATTTAATTTTGGCAATTTGGAACAAAATAGATAATTTTTGTGTAGTTCATCAAAAATTTAGAGACTTTTGTATGGCAAGAATGGCAAATGTGTATCTTTTTGTTTCAAATCTTAAAGATATACCTACTGATTCTACATGCATAAGGAAAGAAATATTTTTTGAGAAAATTAACAAACTTAATATGTACATCAAGGCCGATTTCATGGTTTTTTTAACTGAAAACGGTTATTTGTCAGAAGCTGAATACGGATGCTATGAATTAAGTCATTCATTTCTGAATTATTTAATTTTTTGCCACGATTCACAAATAATGCGTATTAAAAAAGATGATTTAGCCAATACTGTTGCCGCTTTTCATCTATACAACCATCCAGATGAGCCAAAAATAGCTGCCGCATCATCAGCCATCGAAGATGAGCTATCTGAGTATTTTTCAGATATGCATGTTTCACCTATTGTTATAAAAACAATAAGACCTTAACCATAACCATAAATTTAACTAAAGGAGTTATTATGAATAATATAAGAGAAAAAGAAGATAAATGGACTGAAATGGAAGTGTTATATCGTATACACGATCTTTTTAGTAAATTCTGTGATGAACAAATCATTTCTGTATATAAAGTTGTGACATGTTTTAAAAATTTGCCGGATATGCCGCGAGAACATAACAGAGAAGATTTTATAAAATTGTTAAATGGCATACCTCTAGAACACAGAATACCTGTAATGTCTTTTTTGTTTGCTAATGTTCTGATTTTTGAATGTGAGAATGAACAATATCTTGTATCAAGAAACTTCATAATATACATCAAGATGTGTAAAAAACTTGACATATTTGAGCATGTTTTGGACACAAGACAGGACACAGAATACGATGCATTTGATGATTTCATATCTGATGATGATATAGGTTCTTATAGAGGGTCTGTTAGCCCATGTTCATTTCTCGAAATTGAGAGCAGTAGCAGCAGCAGCAGAAACCCATTTAAAATATAAAAAAAAAGCCCAGGGAGTTAATCTGGGCTTAACGTAGAAATAATACTTGAAACATTTGAATTGATAAAAACTAAAACGAAAACAAATAATAGGGATAATTTGTTAACATAAATATGTTAATAATATCCTTTCATTTTGTCAACATTTTTTATAAATTCAGTGATAAGCTAATACCCATCGTTTGACAGGTATTAGTCTAATGATTACAACAATCTCGAAGATGACTACACGTTTGCGCTTGAGTAAATTTCGCTTCTAGTAAGGAAATGAAAATGCTCAAACACCACAAGGAGAGTAACAAATGGATACAACAAAGTCAATTAACGCATATCCTCAATTTATTAATATTCCGCAATTTATAATCATGGACAAAGAGATAGCGTGGCCACAAAAAGTTTTATATGCGTATATCTATGGCTTCGCAACTTCTACTGGAAGGGCATTCCCAAATAACAAAAGTCTCTCTGTTATATTAAATTTCGAACTACGACACATACAAAAGATGCTATCAGAACTTGAAGAAAAAGGTTACATAAGGCGTATACAAGGTGAAAAAAGGTTAATTCAGGCGTTAAAGCATCCAGTTATGGATTTTATAATCGAGCAGAAAACTGAACAAAATGAGAAAGACACCCCATGCACCACAGTGCACCCCCCCATGCACCACAGTGCACCCCCCCCATGCACCACAGTGCACACATATAATAAAGCTTATAAAAAAGAAGATAAAAGCAGTAGTAGTAGTAGTAATAAACGAATAGATCTGGCGCGCGAGGAAGTGTCAAAAAGCACTGCTGCTACTTTTTCTTCTGAACTTTTAAAAGCAAAAACTGTTCAGGAGCAAGTCATGCTTGATGAGCACTGTAGAAAACTTTTTGTAGAAAAAAGACTGGATAAAAAAAGATCAATAATGCAAGAGTTCGAACGATGCGTTGAATGGAGAAAAAATAAAGGCCGCGAAACAACATTGCTTGATTTTAAAAAATGGCTTGAGGACGCTATTCCAGAAAAAACCATGACAGTTGAACAAGTGGTTAAGTTTTTTGAGGATAATAAATCAATAAGCCCATCAGCAGATGGTAAGTCATTAGGATTAAGCCAAGACGAAGAGAAAATACTACGTGAATATAGAATCGCTATTGAAAGCCCACAGTTCATGAAAATCTATTTTAGAAACGAACTGCGCTTAGAAGAAGCAAAAAAAATAGAAAAAAGGGTAAAAGCAATTTTATTGGCTAAACAGCAGGCCAAATTTAATGACTTATAAGCCATTTAGTTTTATGGGGCTACCATGACAAGGGTAGTTGAAAGATAATGCCGCCTCGGTGCTTTGTTTTTTGTTTTTGAGGTATTTTAAAATACCTTTCAAGTGAATTATTTAGATTTTGGACTTAAGAATAAAATTAATATTACGTTTTCAAGATTCATGAAGTCGGCTTCAAAGGGTTCTGTATCGATTTGAATTTGAAAATCGTCAATTTCTTGTTCGATATGCTCTTGTTTAGACATGAAATCGTAAAAAGAATCTTTGGCAAATGACGCACCAAACGCTTTATTGGCAATAAATATTATGTTGATAATAAAAGCAACAACTAGCCCAAAAGTTAATAACTTCTGGGCTATAAAATTTTTAATTAAATTTTTTGTTTTTTTCATTCACGTTCCTTAAAAACAGAATATATGGCCAAAATTTGTACAAAAAATGCCGGAGTTGATAAAAAAACATACACCCACCCTAAATAACTGTCATCAAAACATTCTCGTAGTACACTTATGAATATCATAAATGTGAAACATGTCAGCAATATCATTTCATCGCGCCATTCTTTTTCTGGGTGAAAATAGCGCGCCAAAACAGGTTTAATATTATTTTCTATTATTTTTGATATATTTTTTAAAAATTTTAAATACTGCTCATTTAGCATGTTTATAAAATTATTATTTTCAAATGTTAACGCTTCAATTTTATTTCTATTGTTCATGATTATTCCCCTATTAACCAATATAATTAAACATTCTTGCAACAGCAGCATTGAGCTCATCGAGCATTCTTTGCGTTTTCTCCTTTACAATTTTTAGATTCTCATCAATTTCTTCTTTAGTTTTTATAGATTCATTTTTTAATGTGTTATTTTGTGATTCTTCATATTTTTTGGTTTCCATTTCCCAGTCGTAAAAAAAGTCTTCGGATTTTTTTTGTTTACATGCTGGGTTCCATGAATCCAAATATGGTTCATCACCGTGTAATTTATCAATATCTATATTTTTATACATTTTTATCTCCTTATGCGCTTTTTAATAAAGCGTGATTCTAGTATATCAAACTTTTACCGGTAATCAAGTGTTTTCTTGCAATTATTGATTTATTTTTGTTCGTGGCTTATTATCCTTATTAGCAAAGGTTTTAAATGCCATATCTACATCTTTGTCCACAGTTTTTGTGTATATCTAAGGAGGCTTTGTGTCTGAATTTTTATCTACATGTCCGCACTGTATGGGAAAGGGTACCACCTACGTTGTACCTGGTGGCTATTCCCAAATAAATACTGGTGATTCTAATAATCTTATCGAATGTCCTTATTGTTTAGTCCTTGAAGTTAACACTGACGATGTCGAAAAAGAAATTAAAAATGAAATTAAAAAACGCGGAAGAAAATCAAAAAAATAAAATTTAAGAGCCATATTTTAAGAATCCAAATAGCTGAGGAGCGATATGCCCAATCTAAAATCTGCTAAAAAAGCCATGGCAAAAACAAAAAAAGAGAAATCTTTGTTGCAAACTGAGCCAAAAAAAAGCGCATCGGTTAAAAAAATGGGAAGGCCTTCTAAATATACCGAAGAGTTAGCGCAAGAAATTTGCAATACGCTTGCTACCACGGATATCGGCATTGCAAAATTGTGCGAAATGAATCCTCACTGGCCTGAAATTACCAGTCTTAAGCTGTGGAGAATCACAAACGAGGACTTTTCCACCAAATACGCGCTTGCAAAAAAGCAACAGCTGGCATTTTTTGCCGAAGAGCTAGAAGATTTGGCTGCTTCAACAGAAAAATATTATGACGAAAAAGGCAATAAGAGAGCGGACCCAGGTCTCGTTGCGGAAACGCGCTTGAAAGTTGATACCCGTAAATTTATTGTTGCCAAATTGATGCCTAAAGTTTATGGCGACCAAAGGTTGCAAGAACAAATTGACAATACTGATGACACCGTAAACAAGCTCTTAGACATAGTTAAGGACTTACATGGAAAGTTCAAAAGCGATGTCTGATTCTATAATCCAAAAAGCGGAGCTAATCGCTAAGCTTCAGGGTTCATTTTTACTTTTTACTCAAACATTTTATCCGATATTAACTGGCAGGCCTTTTTTGTTAAGCAATCCTTCCGGAAGAGAATCGCATTTCATTACGGTTGCTAGAGAACTGGTTAAATGCGCAAGGCTAGAGACTTTGCGCTTAGTTATAAACATTCCCCCTGGGCACGGAAAATCTACTTTACTGGCATTTTGGGTGGCGTGGACAATGAGCATGAACCCAGACTCTAGGTTTCTTTACATAAGCTATTCCCACACCCTTTCATCTGCTCATACAGATACCATACGTAGAATTATGATGCTCAAAGAATATCGAGAACTTTTTGGCGTTGAGCTTCGCTCTGATAGCAAGGCCAAAGATTTCTTTCAAACGACCGCTGGAGGTGCTGTAGGAGCTTTTGGTAGCTCAGGCTCCATTACTGGTCGAGACGCTGGGTTGCCTGGCCAAGACAGGTTTACGGGGGCTTTAATCATAGATGACGCCCATAAGCCAGATGAGGTGTTTAGTGATACAGTGCGAGAAGGTGTAATTAAAAATTATAAAGAAACTATTCAGCAGCGTTTACGCGGAATTAATGTGCCTATGATATTTATAGGCCAAAGATTGCATGAAGCAGACCTGCCGGCATTTTTATTGTCAGGCGAAGATGGGTCGCATTGGGAGCGCGTAGTATTAAAATCTATAGATGAGGCCGGAAATGTTTTATATCCGGAAGCATTTACACTGGAGATGTTAAAAGCATCAGAACAATATAATTCATACGTTTTTAGCTCTCAGCACCAGCAAAATCCGTTGCCTGCAGGCGGTTCTTTGTTTAAAGAAAATTGGTTCGTCGATTTAGATTTAGAACCAAAATTTATTAGCACATTTATCACCGCGGATACAGCCGAAACAGATAAAACCTATAATGACGCCACTGTATTTAGCTTTTTTGGCATTTATGAAATTGAAACGATGGGAAGAAAGACGGGCGAGCTAGGGCTGCACTGGATTGACTGCCAAGAACTACGTGTTGAGCCTAAAGATTTGAAAGATGCATTTCTAGATTTTTATGCGGATTGTACGACACATTTAAGCCCCCCATTAATAGCTGCCATAGAAAAAAAGTCTACTGGCGTTACCTTGGTTAGCATATTGCAAGAGCTTAGGGGGATTTCAATTAGAGGAATCGAGCGCAATAGGTCATCAGGAAGCAAGACACAAAGATTTTTAGAAATACAGCCTTTTGTAGCCTCAAAGCGAATTTCGTTTACAACCGGAGCAAGGCATCGCGGATTTTGCGTGAATCACATGACAAAAATCACCGCAAACGATTCGCACCGTCATGATGACATCGCTGACACGCTAGCTGATGCAATTCGCCTCGCTTTTATTGAAAAGACACTATACTCTATCGACAAAAAAGATGACGGAAAGAAAGAAATTTTCGCCAAAATGAACCAAAGCTTAAAAAACAAGCTAAAAGCAGGAGCCACGCGTTATGCCTGAAGTATCAAAAAAACATGCCGAAAGGCTTTATGAGCTAAAAGATTTTGTTGAAGATTCGCACGCTTATTTTGCGGACAATATTAAGCGTTACAATGAATTTACCAGATTCGTATTTAAGAACTCGATGACCGATGACGAGATTTCGACTTTGCAATCTGTTGGCAAGCCCACCATCGAATTTAATATTTTAGAGGCCTATATTTCTAGGCTGCGTGGCGAGTTTGCTAAACAGCAGCCGTCTTTAAGCGTTAGGGCAGCGGATGGTGTTCCGTTATCAATGCTCAATCGTGAATTTTACGAAACTATACAAGTAATAGAATGTCATCTCAGAGCTATATTTTTCGATGCTGCCAACGATAGTCTTGAATACAATATTTATTCCGACCTCCTTGCAGGCGGCTTTTCTGTAATGCGTGTTTTTACTGAATACGTAAGCGAAATGTCTTTTGAGCAAAATATATGTGTAGAGCGTGTTTTTGACCCCACACTTTGTGGCTTTGACCCGCTTGCGCGTGAGTCACATAAGGGCGATGGCCGCTATGCTTATGAAATATATCCGATGACCAAGTCACAATTTGAAGAAGAATTCGGTAAAGAAGCTTTGCAAAATATGCGCTTTACTAGAGATATGTCAGGCTTCAATTGGTCGTACAAAAATGAAGAGGAAGAAATTGTTCTAGTTTGTGATTTTTATGAAAAAATACGTAAAAAAGAAAAAATTGTAAAGCTATCAAATGGCCATGTTGCAACTTTGAAAGAATACGAAAGATTTCTTGAAGAATGGGAAGAGCATGGGAGAATTGAGCAGGCGCCGATTCCCGTTGGAGAGCCTAGAACAACGGTTATAGAAACAATTTGCCGATATAGAATCTGCGAAACAAAGGTTTTGAGCTACGAAGTAACCAACTACAAGCATTTGCCATTAGTGTTTGTTGACGGCAATAGCGTCACAATTAATGAAGCCGGGACTTCATCACAAGTAACAAGACCTTATGTTTACCATGCAAAGGGTATTCAAAAGCTTAAAAACTTTGCGGGCCAATCTCTTGCGAATGAAATAGAAAATACAATTCAACACAAATTCATTGTTGCGATTGAGTCTATCCCAACAGATTATCAAGATGCTTATCAAAATATTCAGCGCGCGGATACTTTAATCTATAACCATTTTTTAGATACGAACAACCCCAATGTAATATTGCCTCCTCCACGTGAGGTGCAAAGAACGCCTATACCACCCGAAATTACAAATGCATTTAGAATGTCTGACGAAATGACGCAAGTTATTCTAGGTGCGTATGACCAGTCGATGCAAAATGCAGGCAACTTATCTGGTATAGCAATTTCAAGGATTTCCAGTCAGTCAAACACCGCATCGGTCCCCTATATTGTCGGTTATATAAAAGGCCTGAACAGGGTGGCTCAAATCATTGTTGATTTAATTCCCAAGTATTACAGAACCCCTCGAAGCTTGCCGGTTCTTCTGCCTAACGGAAAAAGGGAGTACCACATTATTAACAAGCCGGGGTCTTTGTATATGAATTACGACCCAAATTCTTTGCAAGTCAAAGTAGAAACCGGCGTTAATTTTGCAATGCAAAAAGAAGTCGCTTTGCAAACAATACAACAATTAATGCAATCTAGCCCGCTATTTGCCCAGTTTATGAATGAAAATGGATTGCCTATATTGTTAGACAACATCGATATTCGCGGAATTGAAGAACTGAAAGTTAAAGCTGAAGAATTTATGCAAAAACAACAGCAACAAGCTCAGCAGCAAATGCAGATTCAGGGTCAAGCTATGCAGGCTCAGCAGCAACAATTCCAAATGGGTATGCAGTCACAGCAAATTGATTTGCAGCTTAAACAAAAAGATTTAATGTCGCCAACAGATGCACAAATTGAATTAATGAAACTTCAAGAAAAATCACGGGTAGATGCGGCAAAAATTTCTATTGATGAAAGAAAAGCTGAAACTGATTTTATGGAGCTTATGAGCAAGATTAGAAGCGAGGAGATTACTGCCGAGCTGGAGGCATCAAAAGTTGACGCTGAAAACACAAGAAGTGCTGTAGAAGCAGCTATTAATATGAGCAGACATATGGGAGATATGCAAAATGCCGAAATTGACGACGAAAGCTAGAAAAAAACTACCTAAATCAGATTTTGGATTGCCTAGCGAGAAAAAATACCCAATGCCGGATAAGGCCCATGCCGCAAATGCAAAAGCTCGGGCAAGCCAACAGGTAAAAAAGGGTAATTTAACGGTTTCGCAAGAAAAAAAGATTGTAGCCAAGGCAAACAAAATTTTAAAAAACAAAAAATAACTTTTAATAGGCAAATTTTATAATTAATTAAAAAATTATCAATTTTGCCTATTGCTTTTTTATTTAACAAAGTTACACTTGTATTGAATATTGCGCACCGAGCGCATTAAATATCGGGTTGACACGCACTCATGCGGGAAAATGAGCGCTACTCTAGTGTTTAGAGGTACTTACCGTTCACACGGGTTAAATGTGTCATAGGAAGGTTATAATGGACGAAATTCAAGATTTTGAACAAGCACCACAAATGGAAATTGCGGTTACGGAACAAGAAAAACTTCTTCCACAGTCGCAAGTAAATAAACTGGTTGCTCGTGAAAAAGAGAACGCTGCGGCACGCGCAAGACAGCAAGCCGAAGAAGAGTTTCAAGCTAGGCTAGCCCAAATGGGGCAGGCTCAAACACAGCATAACGCGACAACGTCGCGTGAAGTTGACGCTGAAGCTGTTTATCGGCAAGTTCAAGAAAAGTTCAATCAGGAAATGGAGCGTAGACGCCAACAAGAAGAGTCAAATAGACTCGAGGCCGAAATGTCCCAGGTTGCTGAAAGATACATTTCTAAAGTCAATGCTGCCCGTGATTCTTATGAAGATTTTGATGATGTTGTTGGCGAGTTTGACCCAACAGCCTTTCCGCAATTGACGTACTTGGTAAGTGGCGTCGAAAATGCTGGAGATGTTGTTTACGAATTGGCCAAAAATCCATCAAAATTAGTCATGCTTGATAGACTTGCAGAGAAAAACCCGAAACAAGCTCAAAATGAATTGCTGAAGCTTTCTCGCTCAATATTAGAGAACAGGCAAGCCATAAATGAAGCAAGCGGGCAAAATGTATCTGCGCCATTAGATAGATTAAACCCTTCCCGTGTATCAGGAAGCAATGGCAAAATGAATATTCGAGATTTACGCAATCAGCCTTGGTTAAGAGGTTAGTTGCATAGATTTCATTTTTTGTTGCCATTGCAAGTATTTTTATTTCCTTATAGAGGGTTATGCTCATGGCAACAAATATTTTACAACAGGTTATTACATATAACGAATCAAACCTTGCTTTAATGTTAAACTCTTATGCTCTTATTGCAACAGCAAACAAAAAATTCATGCGCTTTAATGATGACGAACCAAAGAACTTGGGCGACACTGTAAGCTTTGATAAACCACCACGCTTTACATTTACAGCTAGTCTTGTCGTTTCATTCCAAGCAGCAGAACAACGTGTGCAACAGTTGACTGTTAATACAGCAGCTTCAGTTGCGTATGAATTCACAGCACAACAATTTATTTTTAACGTGCGTGATTACATGGAAACTTTTGGTAAGTCAGCAATTGCTGAGTTAGGCAGCAAAGTTGAATCAGATGTTGGTAAACTTTTTGAAACTAACACGTTTCGTTATTTTGGCGATGGCGTAACACCTATTTCTACATACCTGCAATTGGCCACGGCTTTAGCTTTCTTCCGTAACTTTGGTGCCCCCAAAGACAATACAAAAGCTTATTTGTCTGACCTTACATACCCAGCAATTGTTAATACTGGTTTGAATCAATTTGCATTGGATCGTAACAATCGTATGGCAATGTCATGGGAAGTTGGCAATTTTTCTAATTGCGAATGGTATCAATCAAATTTACTTACAACCCATCAGTCAGGTACGGTTGGTGATTTAGCGTTGACGCTCACAGTCGTTTCAACAACATTGAACGCGGCGGGTCAGGTAATTGCAATTACATTTTCAGGCGCAAATGCTAGCGATGTTAATGCAATTAAACAATACGATAAATTTCAATTTCTAGATATTCCTGGGTTTACAAATTTGAGATATTTGACTTTTATTGGTCATCAATTATCGCAATGTCCTGTTCAATGTCGTATTACCGCCGATGCTGCGAGCACGGCAGGTGGTCAGGTAACTGTAAACATTTTCCCGCCATTACAAGCAGCCTCTGGCAACAATCAAAACATTAACACAGCAATCGTCGCCGGTCAGCAAGTTAAAGTGCTTCCAAGTCATCGTTGCGGCGCTATTATGTCCGGAAATCCGCTATTCTTGGCGATGCCAAAGCTGCCTGAAGAAGTTCCATACCCAACTGCTGTGTCTACAGACCCAGATAGTGGCGCGTCTATTCGTACGTACTACGGTTCTCTGTTCGGTCAAAACCAGCGTGGAATGGTTCATGATATAATTCATGGCGAAACGCTTGTTGATGAATATGCATTAATGGTTGCATTGCCATTGTAATATACCGGGGCCTTCGGGCCCCTTTATTTTTGGAGAACCATAATGTCACAACAACCAATTGTAAACGCACCCTATAAATATGTTTCTGATTTAATATTAAGCTTTGTCAACAGTGAAACTTTGAATCTATCAGCTGGCGCAGCGCGAGATTTCGAAAATAATGATGATATTATTTTAAATTTACCAGTTGCAATAGATTCAAAAAAATCAGGAGTTAATGGATTAGATACCGGTATTGTGCAAGCATCAAAAGTGTATGCTGTGTATGTTATCGGAGATGGAACAAAAAATAATGATACTGCAGCATTATTATCATTAAGTTTTTTGCAGCCATCGCTTCCGTTTGGCTATGATTTATTTAGAAGAATTGGCTTCGTTTCAACAAATCCATCTTCTGATTTTACTAACTTTTTGCAAAGTGGGTTCGCTACTGAGCGTGTTTATTATTTTGATGAACCTCAAAGTCCAATCATAAATGGCGCGGCAACTGTATTCACAGATATCAATTTGTCAACAATAGTACCGCCAATTAATTCGGAAATTATTGCAGATTTAACTTACAACCCTACCAACCAAGGTACCGTAGCAAGATTCAGGCCGCCTACATTTTCAAACGGCTCTGGTATTGTAACGTATGGCTCTGGCGCAGACTTTTTGCAATCAACCGCAATATATTTGCCTTATACGATGGTTTCGGGCGTCCCCGTCACACAATATAAAGTAAACGTTGCGACAGATGCGTTGACTGTTACAGTTATTGGCGTTAAAGATTATTTATAAAAGGAAAAAATTATGACAAATACACCTATTGTTAATGCGGCAAATAAATATATTGACGGTTTGAACATGCGTTGGGATTCTAACACATTCTTATCAGTATTGCCTGGTTCAGCAAGAAATAGCGACAATGTTAATGACATTATTTTAAATACAGAAGTTGCCGTGAACATTTTGAAAAAAGGCGACAAAGGCCTGGACAACGGTACTTTAGCTGTTAATACTTTTTATGCGATGTATGTTATTGGTGACTCTAATGCTGCCAATCCTACGTCAGCAATTTTTTCGACCAATTTTACAAGACCTTCATTGCCAAGTGGTTATGATATGTATAGAAGAATTGGCTCATTCACTACAGCAGCAAGCTTAGTCGTTGAAAAGTTCTACGTATTTGGAAGTCATACTGAAAAAACTTTCGTATATGATGCACCAAACAGTTTAACCTTGCCGGTTGCTTTGGTAAATACAGAAATTTCATTGGCGCTATATTTACCTCCCGTTGATGTAACAATGGGCGGAACAACTTTTTATAGAAGCACATTAATTACTGACTTTTTAGGGTTTTTTATTGCGGATTCTGCTTCACCAGACCCAATTTTGATATTTAATACACAAGTTGCTGGAGCTGCGTCGCAATCCAATTTTACTATGCCAGTAAAAACAGTTAGCGGCGTACCGACATTAACTTATATAGACTTTGCTACAAACACCGCAATTCTTAATATTAGCTCATATACAGAATCTCTTTAAGGAGTGGCTCATGGCGATATCGTCATTGGTAAATTATGGGACTATGTATGTCAGAGGCTTATCTCTGGCATACGTAGATGCTGAAAATATTAAAATTGAACCAGGTAGTTGCAGATATAAAAATAATCTTGGCGATATTATAAGCGATACAAGTTTAAATATTAATTTAAATAAAATTGGTCCTGGTGGGGTGGATATTTCTTACTCCACCGGAACATTAGTGCTGTATGTTTATATGATTGCGGATTCCTCACAAAACTTGCCTGTGAGCTGTATGGCAACTTCTGATATCAATTTTACAAACGAATCTGAAAAATTTCCGATTGGATATGACTCGTATCGAAGAATTGGTGCGGTAGCAATAAAAAGCGGCGATTTTAAAAATTTTTTCCAATACGGAAAAGATGAAAACAGAACGTATTTTTATAATGACACCGAAACAGTTCTGTCAGCAAATGGAACGGGTTCTTTTGTCCCCGTCAGCCTTATAAGCTGGGCTCCTGCAATTGAAAGCGAAGCAATTTTTACTTGCGCATATACTTATTCGTCAGCACCGGCCGATAATATAGTAGAATTTTTGCCATTTGGCTCAACATCTACGCAAGGAATTATAAAGTTAAATATACAAGGTCCTTCGCAAGAGTTTCAA